GTTGACCAATTCGCAGGAATGGAGGAAATCCGCAATATTCTTCAGTCTCTATTCAGGGGTGAGAATAAGAAGCGGATTTCTTTTTATTCATTTAACCCTCCAAAATCGGGCCGTAGTTGGGTTAATCAGGAGACGAAGAAAGCGAAGCCGGGACGCCGGATCCATCACTCCACATATTTGGATGTTCCGCCCGAATGGTTGGGTGAGAGGTTTCTGGCCGATGCGGAGCACTTGAAAAAAGTGAATGAAATAGCTTATCGCCATGAGTACCTGGGAGAGGAAGTCGGTACAGGCCTTGAGGTGTTTACCAACATCGAGCTCAGGACTATTTCTGAAGAAGAAATAGCTACATTCGATCGCATCCGCCAGGGCCTTGACTTCGGATATGCTGTGGATCCGCTGGCGTTTGAACGGATGCACTACGACAGAACACGCCGTCGGCTTTACATATTTACTGAGATTAGCGGCCTTAACCTATTCAATCGACAGTTTTGGGAAAAGGCGCAGCGATACAATGATGTGATGACCATAGCGGATAGCGCGGAGCCGAAAAGTATTGCTGAACTGAAATCTTGGGGAATGAAAATAAAAGGAGCAAAGAAAGGGCCTGGTTCTGTAGAATTCGGCATTAAGTTCCTGCAGGACCTGGAGGCCATTATTATTGACCCGGAGCGGTGTCCGCTGGCCGCGAGGGAGTTCATAAACTATTCGCTGGAGACAGACCGAAACGGCATAGTAAAAAGCCAGTTCCCAGATAAAGACAACCACAGCATCGACAGCGTCCGCTATGGACTAAGTGAGGATATGGTACAAACTACAAGAAGACCTATAGACAAACCACCAGGATGGTAAGGATGGTGAAAATATTGCTTACGAGTATAAATTTTCTATCTCCCGGAAACCCCTGGCCGCCGCCTACAGAGGCAGAGCGGTTGGAAAGATATGCTCAAAATAGGCTGTTGTTCGAGGGCAAACACGAGCTGGTATATAAAGACTGGATAAGGTTGCTCCGTGAGGATCAGCAGGCTACCCTTGAAATGGTGCTAAACTGGCACAAGAGATTGACGCTCCTGTTTGCGGATCTGCTCCTGGGCGAGCCGCCGAGAATTACGGCCGGTGACAAGGAAAGCCAGGAGCAGGAAGCAGTAGAGAGGATAATCGAAGATAACGGTCTTTTCAATGTGGCGTATGAAGTAGCACTTGATGTGTCCAGATACGGTACAGGAATATTCAAAATTCGCTATGACGGCAGGGCCATAATCGAAGGCCAGCAACCGGCGATATGGTTTCCAGTGGTCAAACCCGACAACATCAAAGAGATTCAGGCGCATGTTTTGGCGTGGACATATGAAGAGGACACTCAGGAGCGGGGCAAAACCGTTACAAAGAAGTATCTCCAAACAGAGATACATGAAAAGGGCAGGATAATCACAGCTAAACACCCGATTGAGAATAACATTATCGGCTCAGCATTGGAATACCAAGAAACAGAGACTGGCGTTGATGAGTTCCTTGTAGTACCGGTAAATAATGTCCTTACCACCGATAGAGTGACGGGTCTGGATGATTATTCCGACCTGGACAGCATCATCCAAGAGCTAGAGGTTCGTATTGCGCAGATAAGCCGCATACTTGATAAGCATGCAGACCCGAATATGTATGGACCGGATACGGCACTGGAGCACGACCCAGTAACAGGCCAATGGGGATACCGGGGCGGCGGTAAATATTTCCCGGTAGGACAGGGGGAACAGCCGCCGGGATATGTTACCTGGGACGGACAGCTTGAGGCGGCATTTAAGCAGATTGACCTGCTCATGGAGCAACTGTATATTTTGAGCGAAACATCGGCAGCGGCATTTGGACAGCTCAAGTCTGGACTTGCCGAAAGCGGTACGGCGCTGCGCCGGCTGATGATGGCGCCATTGGCAAAGGTAAACCGTATACGCATGAGGTTCGATCCAGCGTTGAAAGAAGTCCTCTGGTTGGCGTCAATGTTGGAGAAGGCGCAGGGCATGGCAGGTGCAATAGTGCTCGAGAATATTCATATTGACTGGAAGGATGGCTTGCCAGATGATGATGTCGAGCTCACCCAGAACGAAGTGCAACGGTACACCGCCGGCTTGACAAGCCTTGAAAGCTCACTAAGAAGACTATATGGACTGGAGGGGCAGGCACTACAGGAGGAAATAGACCGCATTAGGGGCGAACAAGCAGGACAAGGAATTACTGAACTGCCGCCTATCACTCTGCCGCTGGCAGAGGAAGAAAAATAAATAGTTAATATCCGTCTTGGATAGCCTTCCGGGGGCAAAAAGGACTTCTCCCGTCCCTGCCAAGACGGGTATGATATAATAATACAGGGAGAACAATCTATTGCGGGAGGAATAGACGATGGGCGAAAGCAAGGAAAAAATAACGATTGAACTGTGGTTTAATGGAAAACACGGGCGGGATGAAAAGCCTAGGACAAGAAGAAAGGTCGATGACCGAACTAAAAGAAAGAGTTTGGCACGATGGGCAATAAGCCGACTGGAAAGAGAAGGGCTTAGCACAAAAGACATCATAGCCATCGATCCGGACCAGTGTAGGATATATGTGAAGCACAAAGGGAGGCTGGTTCCCTACTGGGACGAAAGGGCCCGTTATGGAGATTCAAACAAAAGTGTATCGGGTATAGGGAAGCGGAGATTGGAGGCATTACTGGCCGAATATCCCGACATTAAAGACGCACGAAAGCTAACACAGGAAGAATGGGTCTCTGCGGAGTCGATGCGCTCGCGGACAAAGCCGCTTGCCGAGCGCGAGGGATACAAGAGATTGCTGGAACATATTTTTAAATAAAGATGCAGAGAACTACCAAAGAGCGAAGGTGAAGAATAATGGCAGATGTAAGGAGGTTCAGCGACGCCGAAATAGAGCGGCTTGTTAAATTCTATGAGCAGGCCGAGCGGGAAATACTTGATCGGCTGAACCGGGCGCTACTCAGGGGCAATCAAACAGAATACCTGGAGCAGATGAAAAAGAACATTGAAGCCATCCTGCAGCAGTTAAGAGAAGGAAACCGAACATGGTGTTCAGAAGCAATTCCGCGCGTATATTCAGAAGGGCTCAAAAACGCTGATGTAATGTTGAAAGATATGGGTACTTCGATATCTGCAGCCTTCGGAGCTATTCATCAACAGGCGGCGCAGGTATTAGCTGAGAATACATTTCAGCGGCTCGAGGATGTTGTGCAGGTTATTGGCCGACAAGTGAATGATATATACCGGGAGCTGGCCCTGGAAAACGTCCGGGGAACGGTGGTCGGTTACGATACCTGGAAGCAGACTGCCCGAAGATTCAGGGAACAGCTTGCAGAGCGTGGAGTAACGGGCTTTAAGGACCGCTCCGGTCGGATGTGGAATATGCGAACATATACGGAGATGGTTGCAAGGACTACAACGATGGAAGCACACTTGCAGGGGACAGCAAACAGGCTGGTTGAGCAGGGGCATGACTTAGTAAAAGTCAGCACTCACTTGGGGGCCTGTGAACTATGCCAGCCGTGGCAAGGGAAGATATTAAGCATCACGGGGAAAACAAAAGGATATCCGACGCTGGAAGAGGCTAAGGCGGCCGGACTTTTCCACCCTAACTGCAGGCATGCTTATGGGCTGTATATTGATTTAGACCTAGACGATGAAGAAAAAGAAGCAAAAGATAATAAAATAACAAAAAGTGTTTCAGAAATGACAAAAGAAGAACTAATAGATTTTATGCATTCGGTAGACGCTAAGTTAGATAAATACGGTTTATTGCCGCAAACATGGAATGGTAAACTTAAAATAGATCCTAACATGTATAGCAGAGGGGAGGGGTACGGACAAAGAGAATGGGATGCAAGTATTACGGTTGCAGGTGACGCACTGCAAGAGAAAACGTTTGTACATGAGTTACTGCATGGGCGTTCAAACGGAATAAGTAACGTTGACGTAAATGAAGCCCAAAGCGCTTATTGTAATCATGCAGCTTTAGAAGAAGGAGTAGTTGAGAGCTTGACAAAAGCTTTATGTAAAAAAGAAGGGTGGAAATATGAAACAACATCATATGAAAATTATGTTAACGGTATCAGAGAAGCGAAAAATATATTTGCAAAAGATGTAGACGATATAGAGTTTTATTCAAATCTTTTAAAAATGCCATTAAGGAAACGTGGCAGTTACTTGAAAAATGAGATAGAAAAAGCATTTTTTCCTCCTGGTACTCCAAAAACAGAAAGAGAAATAATAAAGGCCTATCCTGAGATATGGAAAGGGGATGAAAAAGCTATGAAGATATATGAGGAGTTTCTTGAAAAAGAGAGGAAAATTAAGTCTATATTTATGGAACAATTAGGAGGTGTTATATTTGAATGATTTAGAACAGGAAATATTAAAAAATCCACCTAAAAATATACTACAGTGTGAAATATACCTAAAAAGAATAAAAGAGGACAGAAATTATCATCAAATTGCATATTTGTGCGAAATGATAAACATGATTAAATCTGGGCTTGAGGCGGCTGGAAAAAGGTCTAATGAATAGCAATTCATTCAACTATGATACCGTAGATTTTAGTATCATTAAACCGTATAGGAATAAGTATCCGGCCAAGCCTGATATCTTTGAGAAAACATATGAGCTTGTTGAATAACCTGTTAATAAGCGCCTTCGGGCGTTTTTATTTTGCTCTGGGTTAGTATTTGCGGAGCATAAATGCAAAGACCTGGGAACTGGCACTAACCAGTATAAAAAGTAAATCAGGAAAGGAGTTTTATTAATGGATTGGTTAAAAGAACTACTAAAAAAAGCCGGAATACCGGAAGATAAGGTTGATGGTGTAATCGCTGACATCGGCAAGGAGCTGCCGAAACACTTCATCCCGAAGGACAAGTACAACGAAGTGGCAGAGGCAAAGAAAAAGCTGGAGACTGACATCCAGGAAAGGGACAAGCAGCTCGAGCAGCTCA